CTAAAGTGGCGCAACTGGCGCTGGAATTTCAGGCATATCAGGTTATAGCGGTTTTAGTGGCTATTCAGGTATAAATGGTGCTAGTGGCTTTAGTGGTTTTTCAGGATATAGCGGTAGTGGCGTATCAGGATTTAGTGGAGCTTCAGGCGCTAGTGGCCTATCAGGATTTAGCGGCGCGGTTGGCGCAAGTGGAATATCGGGCTTTAGTGGTATAAGCGGATATAGCGGATCAGGCATTAGCGGTTATAGTGGCTTTTCAGGATATAGTGGCCAACAAGGAACATCAATTAATATTATTGGAACTGTTCCAACACCTGCATCTTTGCCAGCAAGTGCAAATATAAATGATGCATTTATTGTAGAATCCGATGGTGATTTATATGTATGGGATGGATCATCTTGGATTAATGTAGGTCAAATTGTAGGGCCGCCAGGCGCTAGTGGTATTTCAGGATTTAGTGGTTATTCAGGCATTAGTGGTTATAGTGGCTTTTCAGGCATAAGCGGATATAGTGGTGATTCAGGAATATCAGGATTTAGTGGTTATAGCGGATCAGGCGTAAGCGGAACATCAGGTTATTCAGGTTATAGTGGCTTTAGTGGCTTTAGTGGATTTAGCGGTTATTCAGGCATCGGACTTTATTGGTTAGATGATTGGGATATTACTAATTCATACATTCCAAATGATGTTGTTTTTCATGTAGGAAGTTCTTGGATAGCACTTGTAAATATTTCTGCTTCAGGAAGTCCACCAAGCAATAGTAATCCTAATTGGGATATGATAGCTTCAAGCGGTTTTTCAGGATTTAGCGGCTTTAGTGGATATAGCGGAATATCAGGGTTTAGTGGAGATAGCGGTCAATCAGGCTATAGTGGATATAGCGGTGAAGTAGGCGCTCAAGGTTTTTCAGGCATTAGCGGATGGAGTGGCGAATCAGGATATTCAGGTTATTCAGGCATTAATGGTTTAAGTGGTTATAGCGGTATTAATGGAACTTCCGGCATATCAGGCTTTAGTGGGTATAGCGGATTTAGCGGCGAAATTGGTGCATCCGGCTTTAGCGGACATTCAGGCTTATCAGGTTTTTCAGGTTGGAGTGGCGAATCAGGCGATAGTGGAATATCAGGATTTAGTGGCGCTAGTGGCTTTAGTGGCATTAGCGGATATTCCGGTCATAGTGGCATAAGCGGTTGGAGTGGCATATCAGGTTATAGTGGTGATTCAGGTATTTCAGGTTATTCCGGCGATAGTGGCATTAGTGGCTTTAGCGGTATTTCAGGTTATTCAGGCGATAGCGGTATTAGCGGATGGAGTGGTATATCCGGATATAGTGGCTTTTCAGGTATTAGTGGATTTAGTGGTATTAACGGATTAAGTGGTTATTCCGGTCAAGATGGCGCATCCGGCATTTCAGGTTATAGTGGTTTTAGTGGCATATCAGGTTATTCCGGCTATTCAGGTATTAGTGGTTATAGTGGTGATTCAGGCATTAGTGGTTGGAGTGGCGAATCAGGTGCATCCGGTATAAGTGGATATTCAGGCTTTTCAGGAATATCAGGTTTTAATGGTATTAGTGGATATTCAGGTGATTCAGGCATATCAGGTTATAGTGGATATTCCGGTATCAATGGTTTAAGTGGTTATTCAGGCCAAGATGGAGCTTCAGGCCATTCAGGTATTAGCGGATGGTCAGGCGAAGTAGGCGCTTCAGGTCAATCAGGATTTAGCGGTTATAGTGGTTTTAGTGGTATTAGCGGATGGAGTGGTGAAGTCGGCGCTAGTGGCTTTAGTGGCATTAGCGGATATAGTGGAGCTATTGGTCAATCAGGATTTAGCGGATTTAGTGGCGAAATTGGAGCGTCAGGCATTTCGGGCTTTAGTGGTTATAGTGGCATAAGCGGTCAAAATGGACAAAGTGGTTATAGCGGTATATCAGGTTTTAGTGGATATTCAGGTGCTACAGGCGCACAAGGTCAATCATCAAGCTTCTTTGAATATGACGCACAAACTACTGCTACAAGTGGTCAGCCTACTGATGGTCATCTTTTATGGAACAATGCAACACAAATTAGCGCTACTCAAATTAACATTAGTCATCTTACTGTCAATAATACTGACATTGATATTTTCCTAGCTACTTTAACTCCAAGTGAAGAATTTGTTATTCAAGATACAAATGCAAGTGGAAATAATCAGCATTGGCAAGTTTCTAGCGCAGTAACAAATATAAATCCTGGAACTGCTAATAGTTATTGGACTGTCCCTGTAAGTTTAATTTCATCCGAAGGAACTGGCACTACAAACTTTGCAAACAATCATAATATATTTTTAGCAATTGTTAATGGTGTATCAGGCTATTCAGGTTTTAGCGGTTATAGTGGATTTAGCGGAGCAGTTGGCGCTTCAGGTTTTAGCGGTATTAGCGGTTATAGTGGTCAAGATGGTGCGTCAGGTATAAGTGGTTTTTCAGGCTATAGCGGCTTTTCAGGCGAAGTAGGTGCGTCAGGATTGTCAGGCTTTAGTGGGGCATCGGGAATTAGCGGATGGAGTGGTGCAGTTGGCGCATCAGGCTTTAGTGGTTATAGTGGTGCTATAGGTGCTGAAGGTATAAGCGGATATTCGGGCTATAGTGGTTTTAGCGGTGAACAAGGCGAATCAGGTTATAGTGGTATCAATGGCGCATCCGGTATAAGTGGTTTTAGTGGCGCTAATGGCGAATCAGGATTTAGTGGTTATTCCGGATTTAGTGGTGAATCAGGTGCATTAGGTATTTCAGGCTATTCAGGATTTAGTGGCCAATCCGGTTATTCAGGAATTAATGGAGCATCAGGTATATCAGGCTATTCAGGTCAAGATGGTGCTAGTGGTATTTCAGGCTATAGTGGCTTTAGCGGATATAGTGGTGAGCAAGGCTTATCCGGATATTCAGGCATAAATGGAACATCAGGCATAAGTGGCTTTTCAGGTGCTAATGGTGCTAGTGGCGAATCAGGCTATAGCGGTTACTCCGGTTATAGTGGCGCTGAAGGCCCTCAAGGCATTAGCGGCTATAGTGGAATATCAGGTTATAGTGGTTACAATGGACTTAATGGCGATAGCGGCTATTCAGGATATAGCGGATATAGCGGTTATAGCGGCAACCAAGGTTTATCAGGATATTCCGGATCAGGCATAAGTGGCTTTAGTGGTTATTCAGGTTATAGTGGAATAGATGGTATAAATGGCGCTTCAGGATTTAGTGGTTTTTCAGGCGAAAATGGCCCACAAGGTTTATCAGGTTATTCCGGTTATAGTGGATATTCAGGTGCTACTGGAGCAAATGGTTTGTCAGGCTATAGTGGCATTAACGGAACTTCAGGTATTTCAGGATTTAGTGGCGCTACAGGTGAATCAGGGTTTAGTGGTTTTTCAGGATATAGTGGTGTAACCGCAGGTGTAACTTTAGGTGCATGGTCGATTGGCAATTCAGGAACTAAAATGTATTTCGCATTTAGCGGTGTTAATAAATTTAGTTTAGATTCATCAGGTAATTTTGTAGCAATTGCAAATGTAACAGGTTATGGCACATTAACTTAAAAGGATAATAATGGATAAGACAAAACAAGATGCTTTAGCTTATGCTAAACAATATGACAATCAATTATATAGATATTTATTATCTAACAATTATGAGCGAGCGGTTTTTTTAAAAGGCGATCCTATATTGCCTAGAGAAGCCACTCGTTATCTTTGGGCTAACCGCAATCTATTAGGCAAGAACATTCTTGAGATAGGTTGTTCTACTGGCTACGGCTCACAATTTCTTCCTAATGATACAAACTATATGGGGTTAGATTATGATCCTGTTATTATTGAGGTCGCTCGCGAACAGGAATGGGGTTTAAACGCATCTTTTACAAACGCTGATATAAATACTTATTCTTTAGCTCAATACGACACCATAATAGCTTTTGAATTAATTGAGCATATTGTTAATGGGTTAGAGATAGCTCAAATGCTAAAGAATCATTGCAAGCGTCTTTTATTAACTACGCCACACAATGAGCCTAAAGGTTTTTGGGGTGAACACCATAAGCTTCATGGCTTAAACGAATCAAACTTTCCTGACTTCCAATATAATTATATTAATGAGCATGGTTATATTTCGGAAACCTTACCCGAAATTAATGACAAAAATAGATTTAATCTTATGATTATGAGGTGGGATCGTGGCTAGTATTTTATGTTCGGTGGCTACTCGCGGTCGCTACAACTCAACACTTCCGATGGTAATAAAAGCCATCATTAATCAAACAAAACTTCCCGACAAGCTTATTATATTTGATGATAATGACGCGCCTGAAGATATGCGCAATAATTTTATCTATCAACATTTATTTAGTATTTTGCAACACAAAGGCGTTAAATGGGAATGGATTTATGCTCCCAAAAAAGGCCAACATCATATTCATCAAATGGCAAATAAAATGGGTTATGATTGGGTTTGGCGTGTGGATGATGATGCAATTCCCGAACCTAATGTATTAGAAGAGTTATGTTTGTGGATAAATAAAGATGTAGGCGCTATAGGTGGTTCAATATTAACTTTGCCTATTAATCCTGATACCTCTGAAAATACAGGCAAAATAGAAGATATTGATAAAGAACCTAATATTCAATGGGCAAAAATAAAAAAACTTAAAGAAGTTGAGCATCTTCATTGTTCTTTTCTTTATCGTGCCAACATACATGATTACAATTTAGGTTTATCAAGGGTAGCACATCGAGAGGAAACATTATTTACTTATGGCCTACATCAAAAAGGCTATACGCTTTTAGTTGTTCCTGATGCAACAACATGGCATCTTAAAAATCCACAAGGCGGAATTAGATCAGAATCAAATCAACAACTATATCACCATGATGAATTAATTTTTAGAAACACTTTAGCTTATAAAGACAAAAAGATTGTAGTTTTAAATGTAGGCATGGGCGATCATATTGTATTTAAAAATGTATTGAAGGACATTACAAACGCTGAAATATTTACTTGCTTTCCTAATATAGTTCCTGGAAGGCCAATATCTGAAGCAATGGCATTATTTGGCGATATAGATCAATGGAGTATTTACAAAAAGATGGCCGAATGGAAATGGACTGATAGTTTGGAAAACGCATTTAGAAAGTTATATTTATGATTATTATTAGTCCGTATTCTAAAGCTTTAAGAAATGGAAAAACCAATCCGAAAAACTATCCTTACTGGAAGGAACTCATTAGACTTATTGATGAGCCAATAGTTCAAGTAGGCATAGAAGGTGAAGAAAAATTAGTTGATGACTTTAGAAAAAATTTATCACTAGATGAGCTTGGAAACCTTGTTGATCAATGTAGAACATGGATAAGTTGCGATTCTTTTTTTCAACATTTTTGTTGGGACAGGCAAAAATATGGTATAGTATTGTGGTCGGTTTCTGATCCTTTAATTTTTGGACACCCTGAAAATATTAATCTATTGAAAGATAGAAATAATTTGGTTGAAAACCAATTTTTATGGTGGGAACATACAGAACATGATGCAAATAAATTTGTTAGTCCTGAAATAGTGTTAGAAAGTTTAAATGCAAAATTCCCATGAAACCATTAATGACATATTCGATTTTCTACAAAATAAAACAATCAAAGATGTTGGCTCTGACTACTACGATAATAAAAATTATTTGGTTATTTTATTATCTGATGGTTCTCTTTGCTATATATCTTCTAGCGGCGATTTGTTTATGGCTCTTGAGCGCCATCTCATTAATTAGTAGAAAGAAATAGTTATGGATATGCAAGAACATACGAAACATATTTTAGATACAGTTTCGGGCGTAACAGTTTTAGGAACTATTATGAAATTTTTACCAGCTATTGCGGCACTTTTATCAATAGTTTGGTATTGTATTAGGATTTTTGAATGGGCGCGTTCTAAATTTAAAAAATAATATGCCCTTAAAAGATAAGAGTAAAACGAAAGATTATTTAAGGGCTTGGAAAGACAAGAACCGAGAAAAAAATCTTTTTCAGTTAGCTCGACATCGTGCCGTAAAAAAAGGTATTGAATTTAATATAGAAATATCCGATATAGTCATTCCTGAAACCTGTCCTATTCTTGGACTTCCTATTAAAAAAGCCATTGATGGTAATCGTGATTTAAGCCCTAGCCTTGATCGCATAGATAATGCTAAAGGTTACATTAAAGGCAATATTCAGGTAATATCTTTCAAAGCTAATGCTATGAAGCTTACTGCTAATAAAGATGAATTAATTAACTTTTCTAATTGGGTGAGAGAAAACTATGAGTAAATATTCGGAAGCTGGAAAAGGATCAAATCCTAAATTGCGTCAAAAAAAACAGTATGATGATAATTATGATATGGTATTTCGCCGCAAAGAAAAGTATTATGATTCAGATGAATCAAATGATTGGGATCAAGAATTAGCTGATATAATTAACAGAAATCAAAATATAGAAAATAAATAATTTTTTAAATATTTTTAATAATATTTAGATAATGATTAAATAA